GGGTAAATTAAAACAAATTATCAAAGAAGAAATTCAAATGATGCGTTCGGAAGAAGTTCCTATGGGATATGATTCTTCTGTTGAAGGTCAAGACCAAGAATTAGATTATGAAGGATATATGACCAAAAATCAATTATACAAGATTGGTCAATATGCCTTAGAAATGCACGATATGATTCAAGATGGTGATAATTTACCAGAATGGATGCAATCTAAAATAGCTGAAATGTCTAGAGCTATTGGCGACGTAAAACATGCTTTAGAATATGACAAAGAAAGAGGTACTGTATAATGGCTACTACCTATGAAATAATCCAAGGTTTACATCAAGCTGCCGCTAATGCTTATGATGGTTCACATTCAGATAGATATGCTCTTGATGTAGAACCAAAAAAAGTAGGTCTTCGTAGAGAACAAGGCGACCCACTTCTTGATTCTAGAGTTATGGATGGATTTAATATTAAAATCATGGGTAACAGACTTTATGTTATTTACCAAACAGATATCTTGTTAGAAAATTACATGGCTTCAAAGTTTGTAAATGAAGTTGAGTCAATTATGGCTGATATTGAGTCTTTCCTCAAAAAAGAATACAGAGCTATTACAAAATCCTCAATTTCATTCAAGAAAGACGGTGACCTTATGATAAAAGTTGACCCTGTATCGAGAAAAAGAAATACTATGGTTGCTTGTCAAAAATATATAATTGAAGCTCTAAAAGACGTTGTACCAGTTGGAGAACGTTCCCAAGATTTGACCCGTGACATAACTAAAAAGTTTTTGGCTATGGGCAGAGAAGGAGCTAAAAAACCAGAAAATGATACAAGAAAAGTAGAGCCAAAAAGTAAAAAATAAAATGCTATGGCTTATAAACTTACAAAAGAGCAAATACAAAAAGAAATTCTAAAATGTGGTAAAAATCCTGTATACTTTATTAATACTTATGCAATAATTTCACACCCACAAAAGGGTCCAATACCTTTTAGAACTTATCCATTTCAAGATGATGCTCTAAAAGATTTTATTGATTTTCGTTTCAATATCGTACTCAAAGCTCGTCAGTTAGGTTTGTCTACAGTAGTTGCTGCTTATATCTCTTGGTTATTGTTATTTCATAGAGATAAAAACGTATTAATCTTAGCAACCAAAATGGCTTCTGCTTCAAATTTAGTACGTAAAGTAAAGTATATTATTAAGAGTTTACCAGCTTGGTTGGTAATTTCTGACATTATAATCGACAATAGAAATTCATTTGAACTTTCCAACGGTTCACAAATAAAAGCCTCTGCAACTGCTGGTGATGCTGGTCGTTCTGAGGCTTTATCTCTTTTGGTTCTTGACGAAGCTGCATTTATCGAAGGCATGGGAGAGTTATGGACAGGTGTTTATCCTACACTTGCTACTGGTGGTCGCTGCATTGCTATTTCAACCCCTAACGGTGTAGGTAATTGGTTCCATCAAACATATATTGATGGTGAGGCAGGAACAAACGAATTCCATACAACCAAACTCCATTGGTCAGTACACCCCGATAGAAATCAAGAATGGTTTGAGAAAGAAACAAAAAACCTTTCAAGAAGAGAAATCGCACAAGAATATGAGTGTTCATTCAATGCATCTGGTGAAACTGTAATATCTCCAGAGGATATTGATTATTATGTAAACCTAGTTAGTGAGCCAAAATATCGTTCTGGTGTGGATAGAAACTATTGGATTTGGAAAGAATATAATCCCAACTCTTCGTATGCTTTGATTGCAGACGTAGCCCGTGGTGATGGTGCTGATTATTCAGTATTCCATATAATAAACGTGGATACTATGGAAGTTGTTGCGGAATATCAAGGTAAAATGCCAACTGATGAATATGCAAGATTTTTAAACCAAATTGGAAGAGAATATGGTAATTGTATGATTATCATCGAGAATAATAATATTGGCTATGCAGCTCTTCAAGAATTAATTTCACTTGGATATCCAAACGTATTTCATTCTGTAAAAGGAAATAATGAATACATTGACCAAGCTCTTGCGGAAACAATGTCTAATTCTATTCCCGGTTTTACAACATCATATAAATCTCGTCCTTTAATAATTGCAAAACTTGAAGAGTTTATTCGTAATAAAGTCTTGAAAATTAATTCAAAAAGAGTTATAAATGAATTGAATACTTTTATATGGCACCATGGAAAACCACAAGCTATGAGAGGTTATCACGACGATTTAGTTATGTCGTTAGCAATTGCATGTTGGATAAAAGATACTGTATTTCAAACTAGTTATAAGGATGCAGAATATAAAAAAGCTATGCTAAATGGTATGATGAAATCAAATACCATACTAGATACAACTATACATGGTTTATCTGGTCCAAATAAAATGACTCAAATGAAACAAGAAGCAATAAACAATTTTAATGAATATGGCTGGATATATAAAGGTTAAACAAAATGGCGCAAAATAAAAATAATAAACAAGGTACAAATCCTAAGAATTCTGAATCTCCTTTGTTCAAGGGTTTGACTCGTTTGTTTTCTGGTCCTATCATAAATTATAACCATATCTATCAAAGCAGATATAAAAGATTACAACTTGATAAATTTAAGTTTACATCTGCTCAAGGACTTTCTTTTAAGAAATCCTCCTATGACAATTATGATTCTATTTCCTCAAAGATATTATCAACTCAAAACAGAGTACAAAGATACACAGACTTTGAACAAATGGAATATATGCCAGAGATTGCTTCTACCCTAGATATCTACGCCGACGAAATGACAACTTCCTCTGATTTAACTCCAATGTTAAAGATTAGTTGTCCAAATGAAGAAATCAAATTTATTCTTCAAAACCTTTATTTTAAAATTTTAAATCTTGAATCTAATCTTTATAGCTGGTGTAGAAATATGTGCAAGTTTGGAGATTACTTTTTATATCTTGATATTGATGAACAAGTAGGTGTAAAAAATGCAATTGGTTTACCAACAAGTGAAATAGAAAGATTTGAGGGAGAAGACAAAACAAATCCAAATTATGTTACCTTCCAATGGAATTCTGGTGGTATAACTTTTGAAAATTGGCAAATAGCACACTTTAGAATTCTTGGAAACGATAAGTATTCTCCATATGGTACATCGGTTTTGGACCCTGCAAGAAGAATTTTCAGACAACTTACACTTCTTGAAGATGCAATGATGGCATACAGAGTTGTACGTTCCCCAGAAAGAAAAGTATTCTATATTGATGTTGGTGGCATTCCTCCAAATGAAGTAGAACAATATATGCAAAAAGTTACTACTAGTATGAAAAGAAATCAAGTAGTTGACCCACAAACTGGTCGTGTTGATTTACGTTACAACCCAATGTCTGTAGATGAAGATTATTTCATCCCTGTACGTGGTGGAGCAGGTTCAACCAAAATTGAGTCCCTACCCGGTGGTCAATTCACTTCTGCAATTGAAGACGTAAAATATTTAAGAGATAAATTATTCTCTGCTCTAAAGGTGCCAATGTCTTACCTTTCAAGAGGTGAAGGAGCAGCAGAAGATAAAGCTACGCTAGCACAAAAAGATATTCGATTTGCCAGAACTATTCAAAGACTTCAAAGAGTAGTTGTTTCCGAATTAGAAAAGATTGGTATTATTCATTTGTATACTCTTGGATTTAGAGGAAGCGATTTAATATCATTTAAGCTTTCTCTTAGCAATCCTTCAAAAATTGCTGCCCTACAAGAGCTTGAACATTGGAAAGTTAAATTTGATATTGCCTCTGCTGCTACTGAAGGATTCTTTAGCAAACGTTGGATTGTTTCAACTATATTTGGGTTATCTGACGAAGAGTTTGTCAGAATTCAACGTGAACAATACTTTGACCGTAAATTGGCTAAATCCCTTGAAGCTATTGGTACTGCCGAAGAACCCGCTGGAGGCGGTGGAGGCGGTGGTGGTATCGGAGGATTGGGCGGAGTTACCCCACCAGCAGAAACGGGAGGTGGCGAAGCCCCAGCAGCACCAGAGGGCGGTGGAGAGGCTACTGG